TTTGCGTTTGGTGAACTCAAACTTATGGAAGGATCCGCTAAAATTATCTCTCTCATCGCAAGAGACGAAAATCAGCACCTTGTCATTACTCAAAACATCCTCAATAAGTGGCGTGAAGGAGATGATCCAGAAATGCAACAAATTGCTAAAGAAGAGGAAGAATGGGTAAAATCTTCTTTTGACCTTTGTGTAAATGAAGAAAAGCGTTGGGCGGAGTATCTATTTAAAGATGGATCTATGATTGGTCTTAATGATAAATTACTTCACCAATATGTTGAATGGATTGCTAATCGTAGAATGAAGTCGATTGGAATAAAACCACTTTATGATATTTCGGCAAAAAATAATCCTCTTCCCTGGACAGAGCATTGGATTTCCTCAAAAGGTCTTCAAGTCGCACCACAGGAAACCGAAGTTGAATCATATATCGTCGGTGGAATTAAACAAGATGTTAAAACGGACACATTTGCAGGATTTAAACTCTGATTTTTAACTAAAATATAATACATAGAGGAGGTAACACTCCTCTTTTTTTATGGTACATATAACAGATATTTTCGAATTAAAAGCAAGACTAAATGGATTAAAACACCAACTTGACAATGAGCGTTTACCTTGGGACCACAAGGAATTGGCTCACAAATATTTAAGTAAAGCAATAGATTATGTTAATGAGGTTCCCTTAAATTAAAAAACATAAATAACTAAAAAACTAGAGTATTAATATGTCTAGCACCAGTAATACTAAAAAATTATATGAAGGTATGAATCCTGATTATGAAAAGAAAGGAAAGAGAGTAACAAAATCTCTGATGGCAAATCCTATATCTAGGTCTACTGGTGCAGGCGCATTATCTCCAGAAGCAGCGGAACAACTTGGAGACAAGGCAAAGGAATTGAGGAAAAAGAAATTATCTAGTGTGAGTCTTCCTTCTTTAAAAAAAGAAGAATTTGTTTCGGAGGAAGAAATGACAGCAGCAGATAAAGCAAAAGAAAAAAGACTTAAAAATAAGTATGATAAGTCTGGAATGAAGCAAAGTATGATTGACCAATATGGAAAGGAAAGGGGAACTCAAATATATTTTGCTAAAATTCGTAAGATGGCTGTGGAAGAATGCGAGTGTGAAGATAATGAAATGGATGAAGAGAATAATAAGGAAAAAATTGATCCTAGAGAGATGAAAACAAGAATTAACTTGGTCAAAAACAAGTTAAGATCAATGGGATTAAAAATGGGTTATGAACCAGATGGCGAACAACTTGATGAACTAGCACCTCTTGCTGTTGGAGCACTTGCCGCAGGTGCCGCTGGACTTGGTGCTATGGCAATTAATAGAGCAAGACAGTCGGCAAAGTCTGGTGTTGATGCCGCCAAGTCGGGAGCAAAGGTAAAACCATCTACTGGAATTGCTGGTGCTGCATATGGACTTCAAAAGAGAAAGCAAGCAATGGATTCTGCTATGCAACAACTTCGTCAATCATTTGATTATGAAGATGCTTATGAATACATTATTGAAATGTTAGTTGCTGCTGATTACGCAGAAGACTATGAGGCAGCAGAAGTAATGTTCGAGCACATGAGTGATGAATTCACTTCAGTAATTCTTGAAGAATATATTGAAGAAAAAGCAAGAGGAACTAGAAAGAAAACAACAGTTCATGCATATGATGTCGATGAGACCTTGTTCGGACACGGCAAAAAAGGCAAACCAAATGTTCAGGTTCATGTTAAGGATGCATCTGGAAAGAGAGTTAAGAGCTTAAGCAACCAAGAGTTTAATACTCATAAACTTGATAAGGGACATTCATATGACTTCAGTGAATTCCAAAGTGCCAAGAAGTTCAGAGAAACTTCAAGTCCAAATAAGAAAGTTATTAAGGACATTAAGAGAAAGCAGGCAAGAGGTCAAAACGTTCACTTGATTACTGCTCGTTCAAAGTTTGATAATCCAAGTGAATTCCAAGGACACCTCAAGAAGCACGGTGTAGATGTAGATAAGAAAAATATTCACTACACTGGTGGTATGAAGGGTGGTGATATTGGTAAAAAGAAAGTTGATGTTGCCAATGCAGTAGCAAAGCAGAGTGGTGCCAAGAAGACCCACATGTATGATGACGCTGCCAAAGTCCACAAGGCATTTGAGAAAGAAAAGAAAGAAAATCCAACATCAAAGACAATCAAAACTCACATGGTTGCACCAGATAAGTCTGGGGAATCAAGAGTTCGTTCTTTCCAAGCAACTAAAGGTGGAACAACTGGTGGTCCAGAAAAGACTACTAAAGAAAAGCAACGTGCAAGAAAGAAGGCAAGAAAGAATATGGGTGAGGAGATGAGTGCTTACGAGTACTGGAAACAATTTATAAATTGATAAAGATAAATAAAGGATAAATAATATTAAGAAAAGTACTTTTCAATACTCAAAGAAAGATGAAGAAAGAAGACTTGGATGCCTTGGCAGGTTTATATGAGACTGTTTATTCTCCCGGAGAGAGTGGTGAATATTTGAATGAGGAATATCTGGAAGAGCAGGGTGGCAGAAGTTCATCAACCGCTTCTCAAACAAATCAGTCTGTTTCTGGAGCACAACTTTTATACGGTCCCTCCGGAAGACCAAAACCTTCATCTTCCAGACCCACAAATGTTAGAGGTGGGGGAACAAGACCTGCTAGACCAACAGCAGCACCAACTCAATCAAGATTTGCTGGTGCTCGTGATGCCGCATTTGCAAAAGCAAGACAAATTAAAGGTTCTCCAGTAGTTGGACCTAGACCGACAGAACGGCCTGCAGCAACTGCTCCAGCAGCAAAACCTGCAGCAAAACCTGCAGCAAAACCTGCAGCAAAACCTGCAGCAACTATGGGTTCACCAAAAGTAGCACCATCTTCTTCATCCACTACCCCTGCAGCACCAAAGAAAACTTTCAACCCATTGATGCAGAAGACTTTCGGATATCAAACTGGATATGCTCCAGACCAAATTAAAAATGATGCCAAAAAAATGGCAATAACTGGGTCACTGAAGAATATTTCACAATCCTATGAATGGCCATCAGCAAAAACAATCAGAGACATTGCTGATGCTTATTCTTCAATATATGAAGGAAAGAAAAAAGACCAAGATGGAGATAAAGATACTGACTTTGCAGATGTTCAGATTGCAAGAATGATTGCATCTGGAATGTCAAGAGCAGAAGCAATTGCAGCAGTTAAGAACAAAGAATATAATGAAGAATATGAATTGGATGAAGCAACCAGAATGAGAAAGGAACTTGGTAAGGAAGGTGAAATTGCAACTCGTAAAGAACTTGCAGCACGTTCTAGAGCATATAAGCGTTCTGGTAGTGTAGATAAGACTATTGCAGCAGCAGAGAGAGGTGCTGACCGTCCTTATATCAAGCACAAGCGTGGCGAGTCTGATTCTGATAGAAGCAAGAGAGAAGAAAGGCAAAGTAGAACTTTAAGAGGTCTTGCATCCTCAAGAAGAGGTTCTGTTAGAGACAATCCAAGAGCAGGAATGAGAGGTTATGCTGCAAAGGTGGAAGGTTCTGATAAGGACTTGCAGACAGCAAGACAAAAAGCAATGTCCGCAGGAACTCTAACTCCAAAAGAGAAAAAGCAATTTGGTGAAGAGTACACAATTTATGAGATTGTAGCATCATACCTTCTAGAGAACAACTTTGCAGAAACACTCAATGATGCAAATGCAATCATTGAAAATATGAGTGAAAATTGGTTAGAAGAAATTTTAATTGAAAAGAGTGGAGAGCAACCACTACCTTATGGTCGTATGATGAAAAAATCTGATGAACTTTCCGATAGTGATGACCCCAAAAAACAAAAAAGAGCAGCAGCAATATACCTAGCAGCAAATGCTCCTAAAGGACCAAAAGTTAAGAAAAGACGTTAATTAAAACTTACATAATTTTACACCCTCTTGACGAGGGTGTTTTTTTATGACTATAATGACTCTGTGGAGTTTCAAGATAATCTTATACTCTAAATACTCCAAATACATAAAGTGCTTTATGGAGTATGAGAACCCGTGGATTTATGATGGACAAATATTTAACTCTGAAGATATAAAAGAATATTATGGATTCGTTTATCTCATAGAGTGTTTAGAAAATAATAGAAAATATTTGGGAAGAAAATACTTTTGGTCTTTTAGAAAACCTAAAGGTAAGAGTAGAAAAGTAAAACAAGAATCTGATTGGAAAAAATATTATGGTTCTTGTCCAGAGTTAAAAGAAGATATAAAAAAGTTAGGTAAAGATAAATTTAAAAGAACAATATTATCTTTACATAAGACTTTAGGAAAAACAAATTATGAAGAAACCAGACAATTATTTTTTCATAATGTTTTAACTGAATCTCTTGACGATGGTATGCCCAAGTACTATAATTCAAATATATTGTCAAGGTATTTTAGAAAGGATTATTTTAATGAAAAAACAAATTAGTGACATTATTGATTATTATATTAATCGTGCTCAACAATTATTTGATGAAGGAAATAAAAAAGAAGCTAAAAATTTATATAATGAAATTCGTGAGTGGATTGTACACAAAGATAATGTTGAAATAGTATCTTTGGAGTATTTAAATGAAATTTTGACCGATTTTTGACAAATCCTAAATATTAACTTATTATGTAAAAATCCCTATTATGAGTAGGGTAATTATTATGAGTCTTTGAAGTGACAATTAGAGCCGTGGAAGATGCCTATCGAGAGATGGGTGTACCCCTCTTCTATACGGATGTAGAGTTCAATTAAAATTAATGCAATCTATCTTTACAGTAGCCCTGCCTCTTTTGGCAACGGTTACAACCAGCACGGCATCACTGCCATTCCAGAATTACAAGATGCAAGGTCCACCTCCTCCTGTTCCAGGACAAGTGCCCTTTTCCACTATTAAGGAATTTGATCTTGTTAATGATCAGAAGACAGCAATCCGCGAGGTTGCACTGCCAAAGCCGAAAGAGAAAAGGCTAATTTGTAAAGGGTGTAATGAATACGAAAACACTGCCCTGGCATTTTTCCAGGAGCGTGGTATTAAAGATAAAAACGCCCTTGCTACCATCATGGGTAATATTCGTCAGGAATCAACTTTTATTCCTAACATTTGCGAAGGTGGTAGTAGAACTAATTGGAGTAACTGCGGACGTGGTTACGGACTTATACAATGGACATCTGCTGACAGATATTATGGTTTGGGTGATTTTGCTAGGAAGTATGGTGGTTCTCCATCTGCTCTCCATACACAACTTCGTTATATTACAAATGAAGTTCAATGGCAAAGAATTGAAGATAGGATGAAAACTCCTGGAAAGTCTATTGACAGATATATGAATTATGCGTATAGTTGGATTGGTTGGGGACATCATGGAGCTCGAACCTCTTATGCTTATGATTATGCATCACGAATGATTCAGGTAGAGATTTAATTATTCTGGGAGAATTAAATTCTCCCTCTTGACAAAACTAAACAAATAGTTTAAAATAAAATAATGCGGATGTAATTCAGTGGTAGAATGGCTGCCTTCCAAGCAGTTCGTCGTCGGTTCGAATCCGATCATCCGCTTCCCAGAATAAACTGGGCCATATAAATAAACCTTGTAGTTGTAATTCTTAACAAACTATATGAAAATCAAACAACTGATGCTTGCACCTGTTGCTCTGGGAATGGTTGCTCCTGTTGCTGCGAATGCCGCAGACCTTAACATGGCAGCAGTCAACCAATATTCTTCCGAGCAGGTTACAAGTGTCGCACAACTTTCTGATGTGCAACCTACTGATTGGGCATATCAAGCACTGAGCAACCTTGTAGAACGATATGGTTGCGTTGCTGGTTATCCTAACGGCACTTTTGGTGGTGGTCGTGCAATGACCCGTTATGAAGCAGCAGCACTTCTAAATGCTTGCCTGGATCGTGTAACAGAAAATACTGATGAACTGAAGCGTCTTGCTGATGAGTTCCGCAATGAACTTACTATAATTCAAGGTAAAGTTGCAGGTCTGGAAGCGCAAGTTACTACTCTTGAAGCACAGCAGTTCTCCACTACTACCAAACTCCGTGGTGAAGCAAACTTTGTTCTTGGTGGAGTAGATGATTATCAGACCAAAAGTGGTGATGTAACTCACACCGCATTCAACTATGATCTGCGTCTGAACCTGGATACTTCATTCACTGGCAAGGATCTTCTTCGCACTCGTCTTCGTTCTGCTAACTTCAGTAGTGATCCTTTTGGTTCCAGTTCGTCACTCTTCAAACTTGATAAGGCAGACAACACCACTAGCGAAGTTGGTAACAATGTAGTTATTGACCGCTTGTTCTATCAGTTCCCTGCTTTTAATAACAAAGCAACTCTGACTGCTGGTGCTGCAGTTCGTAACACTGAAATCGCTTGGATGCCTTCTGCTTACAAGTCTGGTATTCTTGACTTCTTTGCTGTTGCTGGTACTCCAGGTGTTTATAACAAGGCAACTGGTGCTGGTTTTGGTGCCCAGTATGGTAAGAAGGGTCTCCTTGCTGGTGTAAACTATGTTGCTCAAAGTGGTAACAATAGTGAAACTGGGGTATTTGATGAGACTGGTGCTCTGAATACTCTGGCACAAATCGGTTATCGTGGTAACAACTGGGGTGCTGCATTTGGTTATCGTTATGGCACTGAAGGCACTCGCGTTCGTACCTACAACGGTCTGAATGGTGCTTCTGGTACTCTGGTTCCTGGTCAAACCTCTAATGGTTATGCACTGAACGCTTATTGGCAACCTCAGAAATCAGGTATTGTTCCTTCTGTCTCTGCTGGTTATGGTTGGAACACTGTTAGTGGTGCTGCTAGCGATGCTACCGATAGTCAGTCCTGGTTTGCTGGTCTTCAGTGGGAAGATGTGTTTGTTGGTGGTAATTCCGCTGGTGTTGCTATCGGTCAGGCACCTACTGGTGAGAACCTTGAGAAAGCAACGATGCTTGAAATTTTCTACAAGTACCAAGTGTCGGATAACATCAGTGTTACTCCTGCAATTATTTACGGAAGTGACAATCAACGTCTTGCCGACAACTCCTCTAACTGGGGTGGTGTAATCCAGACAACCTTTAAGTTC